CTCCCGGCAGAGGCTTCCTTGAACACTTCGCTCATACTTGGCCGAACATACTCCATCAGCATGTCATCAATGGCAGCCTTGGCTGCCACTGCCAGGATAACTGCATCCGCCCTATCCGGTGAAGCCAACCCGCGGGCCTTCATCTCGCTCTTACTCTCCAGATTCAACTTGCCACTCTTGTTGGCTGAACACCTTCGGCTCGTCAACTGTTGTTGCAACACCTCATCATCGGGCAAAATAATCTCGCACTTGTCAATCAACCTGGCAGTGGTGAACCACATCTCTGCCGAGCGATTTGTGTAAGCCTCATGGTCCTGTGCCCGCCCACCAAAGTTTACCCGGTGACAATTCCACCCGGCTTCAGCCAGGGCATCGGCCATGGGCAACCCTAACCCGCCAACGTCACAATAAATCTGCTCCTCCTTCAACCCAGCCTTCTTGAACTCAACAATAAACCGGCCCACACTCGCCATGGTATCCCGGTCCCGCCAACTGATCAGCTTCTCAACCTTGTTCCCCCTGCGAATGCACATGGCGTTCTCATCCCCACCCCCGGCAAAGTCCACCCCGCAACTTACGTCACTGCCTGACTTGGCCGGCGGATTAGCCAGGCAATTGTCCAGGACCGGATAGGGAATCACCAAACGCTCATCATCCATCTCCATGAAGTCGCCAAAGACCATCGAGCGAATCAGGGGATGATCTTTCCCCCACCGATCAAACTGTTCCTCTATCCATTCCTCTGAAATATGTTCACAGTCATAGGCGCTCACCTTATGCAAGGCCCACAGGTGCTGTTGCTTATTGAAAATCCGCCAAAACTCACCACTGGTTCCCCCAGGTGAACTAATCACCAATTGCCTGGTAGGTTGACACCGGGCAACTGCCTCATAAATCCCATCACTCACCGTCTTGGCCTCATCAATGATGATCATCAGGTTATCGGCATGCCAACCCTCAAACCTGCCGGGATCGTCCGTACTAAATCCAATAATCCTGCTGCCGGTGCTCGTAACCAGGTCAGTCTGGTTCACCTGGATCCCCCAACCCTTGACCTTCGCCGCCAAACTCCTGATACAGGGCCACATCTGCTCCTTAACCTGCCGGTATACCCCGGAAGTCGTAATCGTAATGCTGTTGGGATAGATCAATGAATGCCATAACGCCGCAGGCGCCGCCAAATGCGTAGTCTTCCCTGAACCATTGGCCGCCCTCACTGCTACCCGGCTCTTACCTCCCTTCCCCGTCACACTCTTCATGGCTTTCTTCTGCCAATCATACAACTCCAACCCGAATATCTGCTTGGCAAAGTTCTCCAGGTCCGTTACCGAGGGATCCAGCTTCTTGGTTTTAGTGGTGGTGGTCACTTAATCTCGCCTTTCTTATATTTCTCATATCTAGCGAATAGCCTAGCACACGTCGCGTCCCGTTCGGCCCACCATGCAGGGTCAAATCTCTTCAGGGTGTCCACTTGTTTCTTTATAGCCTTCCTTTCCTCCTCATGCAGGCGCAGATATTCTTGGCCACTCATCTCCTCGGCTGCTCCTTCCATCTCTCCACCTCAAACTCCAACTCGGCAATCCTCTGATCCTTCTCATCCATCTGCTGGGCTAAACTGTCCAGGTAGAACCAAAGGTCGAGCGCCTCAAATTTAGCCTCAGTGATCAGGTCCGGGTGCTCATCAAGGTTGGTATGCTTACCTCTCGCCTCCGCCTTCGCCTGCCCCTCATCATACTTGTGCGGTGCCATCTGCTTAAAGCACATGATGGCCTGCTCCTTTATCTCGGTAGGTGTTCGTCGATCATTCATGACTGTCTAATTCCTTTGTCGATCATTATTGGTGGTTATTGATTGTCTATGTGGGGAATTCGCGAATTAATCACAGTCCCTGTTTTTGTGGGGTTAAGTGGTAAATAATTTCTTATATCAGGGCGATTTCCCGCGTGTGAAATTGGGGTGTAACGAGAAATCCCATAAATGGTAATTATACCCTCTCCTTGTCCCGCTCCACGCATATATAGCCCTTCCTTGTCCCGCTCCACGGTGTTTGACCCCCGTTTCAAGGTAATTCTGCCCTCTCCTTGTCCCGCACCACGCATACTGATTTTGTCAACTTGGGAGGTGTCTAACTTACTACCCCCCCACAGTAAGTTAGACATGTCTCGGTGGTTAAGAAAAAATCTTAAAAAACCTGAACTTGCCGTCATGCCGTCATTGGTAGCGGATAAGTAGCGGATGGGAATACCGTTTCCACCCTGTTTTTGTGGGTTAGTAGCGGGTAGCGGATGGGTGGGGGGTGTCCATGGGGGTAGAAAAAACCTTACGCGAGGCATAATATGGGGGTGGGGGGGCTGCAATCGCTCCGCGGCGCTGGGGTGCCCTACCCCCCTCAAGGCCAGGGGCAGGTCACCACCACCCCCATGGTGGTGCCCATGCCCGGCGGCATCTCGCCCCACAATTTGTGGGGTTTGAGGCCGATGAGTGTTAGCGTATGTGTTAGCAGCAATCACTTGAGCCTTATATATCAACGGTATTCTCATCAGAAGCAGGGGATTCCTTATCCCCCGATGCGTCTCGCTCCTGCCTGGCGCCATGCAATCCGGTCAGCATCTCCGGGCTGATCTGGGTCTGCATCATTACGCCGGCTACCTGGTGTTTACTGTGTGCCGCCCATTCGCTCGGAAAGCGCCGCTCAAGGACTTCTAGGGCTAATCGGGGGTTCTTTGCCATCCCGGCACGTACAACGCCGTACAACTCATCCTGGGCCACTGCTTGCGCACGCGCAAGGGCATCGGAGAGGTCACCCCACTTCCTCTTCCACTCACTCAACGTACTCCGATGTATTCCAGCCAATTGCGCTGCCCGGCTCTCTGGCAATCCAATCGCCACATTCCGTAGGATAGCCTCGACAGTCCTGACCGTGTACTTGTTTGGCCCGGAAGCATCAGTGCCCTTGACTGCCTTCTCATTCTCCCTGGCAGATGCAGGAATAAGATCCTTCACATCCACCCTTGATGGATCTGGCGTAGCAATCAGTGCTTTTGCTGCTGTCAGTGAGTTTCCAGGCTTTTTCCGAGCCTTTACGCGCTTTTTCTTTGGTTTTTCGCTATTCATGGATCAAATTCCCCTCACAACCGGACTACGACAGAATTAATCCCCCCCCTTTAGGGGGATTAATTTTGTCTGTCGTTCCGAACGACATAATTAACGACAACGACATAATAATTATGTCGTAGCTGGTTATCCCTTCCAAATAAGGTGTCCTTGCTCATTTTCTCCTATATCTCCATTTTTCATTATGTTCTCTATTCTGCGTTCAAATGACCTTTGTCCGAGTTCCCCACCCTTTGCCAATTCCTTTGCCAGGGCGGCAATAGTTGGGTAAGCCTTACCGGGTTCGGTGAGTGTTTCCTTGTACAGCTTTATGGGCACATCCTTCTCAGGCCTGCCTGCTGATCGCTCCTCCGGTTCATACTCACTGGGTAGCCAGCACAATCCCTTATCTGAATGCTTCAGGTATATCTGAAGAGCGGGAGGTTGCAGGTCATCCTGAGCCATTTGTGCACGCTTCCCTCTCTTGGCCGCTGTGAGCCTGAAAACGCCTTCTGCGCCCCTTTCCCCTTGCAGCACCATGATTGCCCTAGCCCAGTTGGTTAGGACGCTAGAACCCAATCCTGCGTAGCTTATGTCCGCAGTGGTGAAGCCCTTGGTATCCCTGCTGGTCTTTGGTTTGCCGGTGTGGTGAATGAGGTGGATGAGCGTATCAGTTTCCATGGCTAACTCATCCAGGTGATTGGTGAAGGCGGACATGTCCTCTGATGAATTGGGATCGCCTGACAGGTAGCAGAGCAGTGGATCGATCCACAGCATATCAGGCTTATGTTCAGCGATCTGGTGCTTGACCTCGGCAATGAACTCCAGCCCCAGCTTGTTGACCAGGCGGATGATGTTCACCTTCTGTGAGGCAGCATCAAAGTCGAGCGTTGGGTATTCCTCAGTCAATCCATCCCTGACACCTTGGACCGTCTCGGCTACGTCACCAAAGTTGTTCTCCTGCTGTAGGATTAGTGACGAGTAGCATTGCTTGGGGTTGATCCCAAAGAAAGGTTTACCAGCGGCCCAGGTGAGTGCGGCTTGCAGGGTAAGCACTGACTTACCTAGTCCACTGCTGCCTACCCATACACATGAGTGTCCACGGGATAACCAGCGTTGGCCGAGCATACAATTCACATCATCCTCCTGCTTGAATGCCAGTAGGTCATCCCAGTTCATGGGTTGCGGGTGGAGTGCTGCGTTTGGATCCTCGTAGAGCGGTGCCGAGTCCAGGGCGAGCATGAGCGTCCCAACATCTATTCCCGCCCTTGACCAGTCATTGAAGTCCTTATGCTCTTCAGGTATCTGAATCAATCGGCACTTGGGATGGATGGAGATGATGTCTGCCTGCCACTTGAGTGCCGGGGATGTATCATTCTCAATGGGATCATTCTGGGTGAACAGGAATGCCTCGGCCTTGCCGGGGATGAGTCCCTGCAACTTCTTACCTGTGGCGGCGCCGCGGGTGATTACGATGCTGGAGTTACCTGCCTGCACCTCTGCCCACTTGGTCAGGTCCATGAATGCGAATGCGTCCCATTGGGATTCAAACACATAAACCCGCTCATCATTTTCACCTATCCACCAGGGTGCGGACTTGCCCCCCATGATCCTCCAACTCTTCTCCTTGGTAAAACAGTGGGCGCCATCTACCTTCCCATTTTGGCGTGGTTGTCTTGGGTTATGAGACACTGGAAAGGCCAGTAGTCCATCGACAACGCCCACTAGATCGTTCTCATGTAACCAGGTTACAAATTCACTTGAATAGCCCCGCCACTCACTCAGCCTCTTGGCATGAGCCGGCTGGAATGCGTCCCGTGCCGGTGCCCACTCGATGCCTGGGGACAATGGTTCCAGTACCGGGATGGCATCTCCCTGGATGCCGGCAAGTTCCCGGTACTTGTGGTAGGCATCCTTGGTGCCCAGTCCGAGCGCCTGCTGGATGAAGGCGAGTTCATCGCCGCCCTCCTTGGTTGCAAAGTCATGGAAGAACCAGGATCCGTTCTCCTCCTTAATACCCCAGCTTGGATTATTGTCAGGCCTGAACGGTGATGAGCATAAGGGCACTGTGTGCGCCTCAAACCCAAGTCTCGCCATTAACTCTGGTAACGGTAGCCTCCTTTTTAATTCTTCAATCTTCACGCCAAATTGTCACTCCTTCGTAATCTCCTGTGCCGCCTCCCTGGACGTGCCCCTTTACTATTGCGCAGGCAATGCCTCCGCGCTTCATGTCTTCAAGGACTTTAATCCACATATGCCTTTGACTTGGCCGATAAGGCCGGGTCAGGCAGTAGTAGCCCTTTGCCTTTACTTGCTCTTCAGTCAGTATCTCGATCATCGTTCTCGCCCAGGTATACCAGGACAAATGCTCTGCACTCCGGGCATGACAAGTTGGTAACGATGCCCTCCCCCTCTCTTCCATAATCCTCAAAGTCATGATCCCCTCCCCAGATCAATTTAGTCTGGCAATGCCAGCAGTTCATCACTTAACAGGTTCCATCTTCTTAACCCTGGGAATGCGCTCCTGCACTTTTCTGCCGGCACACTCAGGCCAGAGTTCCTTGAACTTCGGATCCACATCCAACTTCTCGTTAATCATCTTGACGCCATGAGCAATGGTCGGGTGATCCCTCCCAACGATCTGTGCAACACGGGACTGCTTGTGACCTCTCAGCCGCATCAACCAGTACACCATCTGCCTACCGTTCTTAATGT